TGGGCTCTAAGTTATGATTAAGACTTTAATGCGCGGTCTTGTAGAGAAAGATATGCAAGCCGTGATTAATACTTACGATTTGAAGCCCTACTACTATCCTACGCTTTTCCCGTTGAAGGAAACTTATACCTTGACATGGAAGGCTTTGGAAGCGCAGGTAGGGCTTAAAATAGCCGCCGACTTGGTGGCACGCGGGGCGACAATTGACAAAAAGACCCGCGATGCGATTGCACGTTTGCAGGGGGACATCCCGAAAATTGCCGTAAAGCGTACCAAGAACGAAGACGAACTTACGGACTACGAAGTAATGTTAGCCATGACTTCGCAGAACCCCGACCTTCGCGCATTGGTTGAAGCATGGGCAGAAGACACTAATTTCTGCTGGACGGCAGTAGCCGCCCGTTTGGAATGGATGGCTTTGCAGGAAATCTCTTTGGGTAAGATTACACTTACCAACGAAAACAACGGTTCAGTAATCAGCGAATACGATGTAGATTACCAAATCCCAGCCGAAAGAAAGTTAGGCTTCCAAAC